TTCTTTTTAAAATCACCATAAAATTTATTACGATCCTCTGTTACAAGATCCGCAGCTTCAACTAACATGTCAGTGCTTTCTTTGTGGAGCATTAATTTAACTCTGGTTCCTTCCTGTCTTTAACTTGAATACCAATGTATTTGGCTCCAGTTGATTGACTTTCATTTTTATAAGCATTAATTTTTATTTCTTCCCCAGCTTGCACATCAAAAGGTAATTTTATAGTTCCAAACCAATCATGTTTGTCACCATTCTCCTCTTTCTTTTTATTTGTAAATAAATTGCCTTTACCTGGTTGTAGTTCGTATGGTTTATTATCAGTCATACCATTCATCTCCTTCATTTATTTTTGGTTCCCCACTCTCCATTCTCTTTTTCTCTTTTGCGTAAAGATCACTTAACTCTTTATCTTCTTCAATCGTCTTACTGTGTTCCATTAAAATTTTATTTAACTCACCCAGGTGTTTTGCTTTCAGGATGTGCTGACTAAGTTCTTGTTTTGAAATATTGGAATTATTATTTTTAGCAGCAGCATCCTCTGAAAGTTTATTATCATTAGCTATGTCATGATTTTCCTCTTTCCTCCCAGCAGCTTGCATCTCATCAGCTGATGCAAACTCATTTCCGCTGATCCCAAGCATGGTCAATGCACGACCCAGGCTTCCAGTTTGTGCATTCTCTAACGCTGATGTCGTATTAACATGACTTGATCCTCGTATCTCCTCGGCAATCCCAGTAGCCAAGAATTTATTTTTGTAAAATATTTCTGTTTTACAAATGACTGATCCAGGAAAATACATATCTACTTCTTTTCCCTGTTTGATTACTTTATATGCATATGGCTGCACTATTTCATAAGTTGATGTGTACCCAGCATCCATACCAAAATATTTTCTAAATATATCGTTACGGATTTTTACTGGTGCGTACCACTTCTTACCAAATCGAACTAAATCGCCTTGTGTTAAATCATTTACTTCTTTAACTGCTTCTTTTAAAATATCATTAAGCTGCCTTGTATCCATACATCTCCTTTGCTTCATCTAAATATGTGTGACCGATATTCCATTGTATCTTTGTAAAATCTGGTTGAACGATCTTGAAAGGATCATCCATCTTTGCAACCTCTTGTTTAATTTTTAAATCATTAACAAGATTGTGCATTGCTTCTTTGTATTTACATGTAGTAACTTCATGTATCATGATGCCATCTTTTTCTTTGCCGTTTACATGTAAAATCCAAGTGGGTTTTTTTGTAGCATGATGATAAAATGATGCTTGCATCAAATGGTTCATCATTACTTTTGTTGGTAATGATTTTATAGAAAAACTTGCTGACCCATCTTTTCTATCTTTGTTTCTTCTTGACCAGCTAGTTTTAAGTTCAACAATTTTTGTTGGTGTTTGAAAATCTGTTCGACCTATGATTGGCAGCACTAATTCATCATCAACATAATTAACGTAATTTTCAAAAACAACTTTATCACCTGGAACAATACCAAGTATTTCTAAACCTCTCATAGCGTTAGCTACTGTTTGTTGTATGTGTTCTCTTTCAAACTCCCATCGTTGTTCATCTCTCCTATCATCCCATAATTTAAAATTATTATAATAAGGTTTTGGATCTACTTGATTTGTCAATCTTGCACAGACTGTATCACCAACAATGTTTCCGCATTGCATTGCAGAATTAATTTGAAACTTTCTTCGCTTCTCCTGGTTACAATATAAATATTTGTAAACATATGCATCTAAAGGCATAGTTCCTTGTGATGGAGAAAAATGATCCATTCCTCGATTTAGAAAATATGGTGGAATAGTAGACAACATCTGTCATACATACAGGGTATTTGATGTATATTAAAACAGAAATTCTACTCAAATGGTTGATTTTGAGAAGGAAAAGAGAAAGTTTTGTGGTTAAACTGTGAATAATTACTCTAAATTTAAAGGTAGATCATTTAGATTATAAGAACTAATAAATCTTGCTACTCGATATAATTCATGTGTTTTGGGATATGAATCATAAAAATTTCTACAAATAAAATGTTTCTCTGTTTTTCTAATTACAAAACCAGCATTGTATTCCTCATAATTTTTTGGTCTATATAATCCAACTAATTGATCTTTAATTCTAGTTGGATTTTGCCAAGCAGAATAAAAATTTAAAAAATTATAGTAAACACCTTTAGGATCGTTTTTATCTATAATGATGATTGTTTTTTTATCGTTCCACCACCAAGCGGCAGTAAAAAAACCGCTTAAAACAGGTCTTTCTTCATCGTCTTTATAAAAATTAATTTTATTATCAAACACATAACCATTTATCTGCCTTGTAACTTTTATCGCAAGGAAATCTTCAACTCTGCATTCTAAATATTCTGCATACTTATACAAAACATCTAAGCCAATACTTTTTTGTTTCATGTGCCTACTAACAGAACGATGATCTATTCCTAAATATTCAGCAGCTCCCTTTTGGGATTTGCCGTTAATTTTTTCTCTTTTAAAAATTGCTGCTAAGTTATGCATGTTGTATCTTTTTTTGAACATACTCATAATTTATTTATTTTTATACACAATAGACACTATTTGTACACTATTACTATCCTAAAGTTTCTGTCTATTCATATTTCTACACAAATGGTAGTAAAAGTTATGGATAACTTGGGTATTGCCAAATTATTAGCTGAAGACTGTTGGTTAGTAGTTTGGAAAGATCCAACAGAGGGTGATCGTTCCTGGAAGACTGAGTTTGATGGGAAAGCATCGGTCAACGTAGATGTAGGCTGGATGCTAGATAATCCTAATGATCCTGATGAGTATGTTTTGTTTCGTAGCCGCAGCATTGTCATTGATGAAGCTGAAAAAGGTAGTGAAATCTACATACCTAAAGGCTGTATTGTAGAGAGGTACAGGCTGACTTTACACGGAGAAGGAGAGAGATTTGAAACAACAACAACAATTAGAAAAACCAACTGAGATCAAACCACAACAGGTATCTGATGCATTTGTTTATACTATTGCCACTAGGTACATGATGATTTGTCAAGAAGTTGGAGTTACTTGGTTTGGCTATGAAAGAGATTGTTTAGTTTCAGCTGAGAAAACATGCTTGAAAAGTGGAAACTATACAAAATAATTATATTCAAAAAAGATTTAACGGAAGCTGATAAAATGATTTGCTTCGCTTTGTTAGATCACATGGGAACAACTGGCAAAATATTCCCCAGCAACAAAAGATTGCAGCTGATTACAGGATTGTCAGATAGACAGATTAATCGGAGTACAAAAAGATTAAATGATTTAGATTTAATTCGTAAGGTAAAACAAAAAGGTAAAAACTTTTATACACCGAATTTCCACATCATTGATACAAAGTATGACACAGCTGTCCTAAAAAGTAGGACACCGCCGTCACCCCCTACTCAACTAACTATATCTAATAGTAAATATAAGATAACTTCTTTAGTTAAGAATTTAGCAAAGAAAAGTAATCCTAATTATCGTGCTGTAGTAAACAATGGTTTGACGTACAAACAGAATGCACACAACAAGATAATTAAACAGATGCAGCATAAACTATCACGACATCAGTTTTCGCAGTGGATCTTGGTTTATGAAGAAGAAACAACAAGAGAGAATGCACTGAGATATGCAGAGATGTTATGCAAGTAGAAATTGGTACAGCACAGCTGTGGAAATGGTTTCAGGACAGTATAAGGATATTAAAACGATTACCTGGTCAAAGAAAACAAAAGATGAGTTCATGGGTTGATTTTCCTGATGAGTACTGGACAACTTATGGATATCACGATGTTAAAGTAAAATTACCACCACCAGACAGTAGAAGTATTTCCAGAGTTGATTTCATTTTAGAGATCATGCAGCATGTGCCTGATGTAGAGATGAGAAAGCTCATATGGATGAGAGCTTCGAACTATCCTTGGAAGTTATTGTCTAAAGAATTTGGTATGCACCGAACAACAATGCACAAGAAATTACATTATGAATTGATGCGATTAGTATTTGTTATACATGATGAAAAAAAAACACTACAAAAACTACGAAATTTGTTGTAAGGAAAGATATACTCAGAATAGTTCTGAGTTTTGTACTTACTTAGTACATCTTTCTTTTCTCTTAGCATGGTAGGTCGACCATTACGCAAAGTGTTTTGCAATGCAAGACGCAAGTATGATGGTCAACCTTGCCGTGCAAAAGCAATGCCGAATGGTAAATGTAAATTGCATGGAGGAATGAGTAAAGGTCAGATAACATTAGATGGCAAAGTCAAAGCATATAAAAACCTCAAGTACTTCAGACACTGGTCAGTTGATCAAATCAGACAGTACATTGAAGGAAAGTATCTTGATCAAGTTGATGGAGGGAACACCTCTCACAAAGATTTGTAAGGAAGATAACTTACCAAGTGTAACGAAGGTTTACTCCTGGATGAGTAATGATGAAGACTTTGCAACACAGGTTAAGACAGCAAGAATGAATGGTGCATTGACGAACCTTGAAGAAGGTTTTGAAGAGATGCAAGAGTTATCAAAGAATAAGAATTTAAGTCATGTCGATGTGACTTTGTTGAATACTAAACTGTATCATCTACGTTGGGTTGCTTCTAAGATTATACCGCAGTTCAATGACAAGATGGTGAATGAACATAAAGGAGATATAAGTTTTAAGATTGGATGGGATGATGGAAAAGACCCATTACTGAACCAGCCAAAAAAACTATAATGCACGCATCATGAGGTTCTCATAACAAAACCTTAGCATATCCATAGCAATTTATTTTTTTGTTTGTTTTCTGCGGATCATGTCGGTGTTTGAAACCAGAAGGGTATAGCGTTGCCAGGATAAATATTTATTTTGCCTAGCGTTACTGCCATTTTTTTTCAGATCTAGGTGCGTAGTACCCCCCAAAAACACCTGGCTGGGTATTATAGTATATATGTCCCATCTTGAAGCTACAGCCATGTACGAACAATTATATTCAACCATAGACATAAACGAAAAAGAAAAAAAAATTATAATAGAATTTTCTGGTTTTGATACCACCCAAGAATGTGAGGAGTTCGTCAGAGATCTTGCACAGTTTTTTTCATTCAGCAGTATTAATCATCATGTCAAAAATCAAACAATCCACTGAGATACCAAAAGAAGATTATAAAAAATTAAAAGGAATAGCAGATTTCTTATCAGAAGGTTTCACTATTGGAGAAGACAAGACAGTCTGGAAAATAAATGTCAGAAAAAAAAATAATAATACCATATCATCCAAGAGAACCACAAAGACAAATACATGAAGCTCTTGATGATTATAGGTTCGCTGTAATCATTGCACATCGAAGACTAGGAAAAAGTCTGAGTGCGATCCTACATTTAATAAAGTTTGCTTTTACACATACTTTACCAAATGTAAGAATGGCTTATGTAGCACCACAGTTTAAACAAGCTAAGTCTATTGCCTGGGATTATGTAAAACAATTTACAAAAGAAATACCAGGAATGAAATATAACGAAACTGAGCTTCGTTGTGACTTTCCTAATGGAGCTAGATTAACCTTATATGGTGTTGATAGTAATCCTGATGCACTGCGTGGAAACTACTTTGATTTCTGTGTTATGGATGAGGTGCAGCTAATAGACGAAACTATCTTTCCTAAAGTAATATTGCCAAGTTTGGCAGATAGAAAAGGAAAATGTTTATTTATTGGAACGCCACGATCAACGAGGAACTATCTCTATGAATTATATAAAAAAGCCAAAGCTGACCCCTCCTGGTTTTGTAAAGTTTTTAAAGCCAGTGAAACAAATATTATAGAGCCAATAGAACTCAAGCAGCTAAAGAACAACATGACCGATGAGGAATATCGGCAAGAGCTAGAATGTGACTTCTCCGCAGCCATTAATGGTTCGATCTATGGAAAGATCATGGATAAGCTGGATGGAGAAAACAGAATAAAAGATATAAATGTAGACCCTGGCTACCCAGTACATACAGCCTGGGATCTAGGAATAAGTGACAGTACCACGATTATATTTTTTCAAGAAATCGGAAGGCAATTATACTTTGTTGATTGTCTATCTAAATCTGGAGAAGGATTACCCTGGTTTATAAAATATATAAAAGATGAAAAAGATTATGTGTATGGCAATCACTATGCACCCCATGACATCGAACAACGAGATTTCTCTAATGGTTTATCCAGGAGAGAGGTAGCTTATCAATTAGGAGTACGTTTTAAAGTTGCTCCCAAGCTGCCAGTAGAAGAAGGCATTCATATGACAAGCATGATGTTGCAACGAGCTTACTTTGATGCAAAGAAATGCGAATTATTAATAGATGCACTTAGACACTACCATCGCAAGTGGTCAGTGAATAATAAATTTTTTTCTAAACCAGTACACGATTGGAGTTCACATTTTTGTGATGCTGCACGAACTGCATCCGTTTCCTTAAAAGAAGGTACAAGCGGAAAACAACCGCCACAACAGATGGCACAAAACGAATACACAGTATTTGCATAGGAAAGAAAATGTCATTTTTAAAACCTAAAATAGAAATGCCACCGCCATTGCCACCTATCAGTGATCTCCCTGAAGCTCCGTCTGATGATGATCCTAATATTGATGCAGCTGGTGAAGAAGCAAAGAATAATGAAAAAAAAAAGAAGGGTAGAAAATCTACAATTCTAACTGGTAACTCAGGTGATCTGACGTTAGCAGAATTAAATACACCAACTTTACTAGGAGGTAACTAATGGGTGCAACAGTCATGAAAGCGATACCTGGTAATCAAGGTGAAAGCACAGATGAGATGGAAGCATTAAAAGCAGCTCCAAACAATACAAGAACTAAAACTATAAATATGCTTAAACCAACATCAACACAACCAAATGATGAAGGTAAAATGTCAAAGAAAAAAAAGAAAGACAAAGGAACTATCTTAACATCTGTAGCTGGGGTTACGGATGATGCAGAAATTTCTAATCCAACATTAATGGGTGGTTATTAATGGGTGGAAGTACAGCCAGAAGAAACAGCAGCAAGAGTAGCGGTGGAAGTTATGGTGGTGGAGAAAGAGATAGAAAACAACAACAAAGAGTAGTTGATAAAGTGGCAGTTACAAAAGCTGCGGATACTGCTAAGAAAAAAGAAATTGCATCAGGAAACAATATGTATGGTGGTGCTGTATCAAAAGCTATTAATGAAAAATTAGTAGAACGAGGATACGGAAAAAAAACTGGCGGTGATGGAACTATGCTTACTCCTGAAGGGTATAAAATGAAATATGGACAATATACACCAGGACAAGCACAAGATGGAGTGGCAATGGGAACTGGAAATTCTAAAGGTGTATTAACATCAACTGCTATATCAAAAGAAATGTTACGATCACAAAATAAAGCTAAAGCTATTATGACTGGTGCATTATCATTTGGTATGCCAGGTATAGGAGCAACAGCAATGCGAATATCAGCTGCGGAATCAGCAGCCGATTACGCTAATCCAGAAGCAGCATACGAAGATTACATGGATGGCTTTGAAGCTAAAATGCAAGGTAAGAAATATACAAAGAAAAGATCAGCACAATCATTTGCTGGCAAAGTTATAGAAAATATTAAAACAACCATATTAGGTGGAGATGGGAGTAAATTAGGTGATTGATGTAAAAGAATTAATAAAAAGATTTTCTCAATTAAAATCACAGAGAGGAACTTGGGATAGTCATTGGCAAGAGATTGCTGATTATGTTTTACCTCGTAGAGCTGATGTGACTGTTAAAAGAGCTAGAGGAGATAAACGAACAGAAAAAATTTTTGATAGCACAGCTATTAATGCTGCGGAACTATTAGCATCCTCCTTACATGGTATGCTTACCAATGCTGCATCTCCCTGGTTCTCAATGTCCTATAAAGACAGAGCATTAAATTTAGATGATGCAAGTATGGAATGGTTAGAAGATTGTACAAACCAAATGTACATTGTTCTAAACAGATCAAATTTTCAACAAGAGATACATGAACTGTACCAAGATTTAATTACATTTGGCACAGCTGGAATGATAATTGAAAAAGATGAAGAAGCTGGATTACGATTTTCAACCAGGCATATTTCTGAAATATATATTCAGGAAAATGAATTTGGTAGAGTGGATACAGTGTATCGTTTATTTAAAATGTCAGCACGATCAGCTGTCAATATGTTTGGCACAGAGTATGAAAAGATTGCAAAGTTAAATGAAAACAATCCATACAGTGATGTAGAATTATTACATATTGTTTTACCAAGAGATATTTATGATCCAAGAAAACAAGATGCATTGAATAAACCTTTTGCATCTATTTACTGCGATCCAGAAACAAACTTCGTATTGGGTGAAGGTGGCTATGATGAGTTCCCTTATGTTGTGCCAAGATTTTTAAAATCATCGGTAGAAATGTATGGAAGATCACCAGCCATGGTTGCTCTGGCAGATATTAAAATGATTAATAAAATGTCAGAAACAATAATTAAAGCTGCACAGAAAACTATTGACCCCCCTCTCCTAGTTCCTGATGATGGTTTTATATTACCAATACGAACTGTTCCTGGAGGTTTAAATTTTTATCGTTCAGGATCAAGAGATAGAATTGAACCACTTAATACAAATGCAAATATTGGATTAGGTGTTCAGTATGAAGAACAACGCAGAGATGCAATCCGTAAAGCATTTTATGTTGATCAATTATTATTAGCTCAACGAGTTAATATGACAGCAACAGAAGTTTTACAACGTAACGAAGAAAAGATGCGAATGCTTGCACCAGTCTTAGGAAGGCTCCAGGGTGAAATGTTACAACCTCTTATCACAAGATGTTTTAATATTATGTTAAGATTAAATATGTTTCCCCCAGCTCCTGAACCGCTGCAAGGTCAAATCATTGACATCGAATATACTTCTCCTCTTGCAAGATCACAAAGAAGTGGTGACATCAATGCATCAGTACGAATGATTGAGATGTTGGCTCCTTTACAACAACTTGCACCAGTATTCGATTATGTTGATGTAGATAAATTTGTAAAACACACACAAGAAGTTTTAGGTGTGCCAGCAAAAATTATGCGTAGTGATCAAGAAGTTGCACAGCTTCGTCAACAACGACAAGCAGAACAACAAGCAATGATGGAAGCCCAGGCACAACTCCAACAAGCGGAAGCTGCTGGTGCTGCTGCTCCAGCATTAAAAGCGTTAAAACAATAATGGATATACCTAAAGAAATAAAACAGCTGATTGAAATGTATGCAATTACTTTTCAAAGCGATAACGGAAAAAAAATATTAGAGGATTTGGAGAATAGATTTCATATTCATTCTTCAACAATGGATGACAGTAATAATAATTTAGCTTTCCTAGAAGGTCAGCGTAGTGTCATTCTATTTATAAAAAAAATGTTAAAAGGAGATAAACATGGCAGAAGAAAACCAGGTAGCGGAACAACAACAAACTCCGTCTGAGCCTGTCGAAACTACGACTGTTGATTGGAGGAATGATCTTCCAGAAGATTTGA